CTATTGTTCAACATACCAAACACCGCAACCCTGCCTAAACGTAGGCACTCTCACTATTCAGCCCGCAAGCGGCCAGAACCCAACCTAGTCGAGGCAACGCGTGACTATGGTGATCATGTTTACGATGGTTCTGGCCGCTTGCGGCTCGTACCAGTGAGGGAGTTTTCGCCACAGGTCAAGGATTTCTGCTTGAAGGAAGGTCCTAAAATGAATTCAGCAGTTCCCGCCCCTGTGGACCAACTAGGTCCGGTCCTCTCTCAACAGGTACCGGTAGTCACTGGCAATGATTTTGAATCAATGTTGGCCGCTTTTAATAAGCGGTGCAACTTCCATAGTGACGATAGGGTTGACCCCAGTATTGTGAAGGATGCACGCAAGCTTGCATCCCTCGTCTTCCCGGAGGTTGAGCCATTCGATTGGACACAGGACATCTATGATCGTTGGGTGTCCAAGTTTCCACCTGAAAAGCAAAAACGAATGGCAGTCGCCTTGAACAACCTCCACGATGTGGACTTCCGCACCCTCAACACCAAGTCTCTGATGGTCAAGGGTGAAGTGCTCTTAAAACGGAATGACCCATCATGGGCTCCGCGCGTTATTTATGTCGGTTCTGATGAATATAATGTTCTCACCGGTCCTCTTATGGATGAGTTTAATAAGAGGCTTTGTTGCGCGTTAGACGAGTTCTCGGACGATAGCGTTGAGAAAGTCATTTTCGCCTACACCAAGCGTGACACCGTCATTGCCGACGCTCTCGCTGGTGCTGAAGCGTACGTTGAGGGCGACTTTTCCGCAAATGACAAGAGCCAGCTATCGGATGTACACGAGATTTTTGCACACTGGTTGAAGTGTTCTGGTGCCCCTAAGTGGTTCATCCGTTTTTATACCATGAATTCAAAAGAGTTTAGAGTTGTTTCTTACGATTACGGTGTCAGTGCAACCATCCAGAACCAATTGGCGACTGGAGGCACTGACACCACAGGTCGCAACACCGTATGGAACTTCTCGCTCTTTTGGTCATATGTGCGGAAAAAGAGGTATAAACGGACCCGCGCAGCTATACTTGGCGACGACATTGCTGCCGGCGTTGGTGAAGGATTTGACCTGGTCAATTGGGAGAAACATTGCCTTAGTGCCGGTATGAAGTTGAAGGCGCATCATCGCCGCTTCTACTGTGATTTAACCTTTCTCTCCAGATTCTTCATTCCCCAGGGTTTAAATAATTGCATGGTGCCTCTCATCGGTAAAGCTCTTTGCAGGTTCAATGCAAGAGCTAACCGCAATTCTGAGATATCTGATGAGGTATACATGTGTGGCAAGGCCCTGTCTTACGCTTATGAGTTTCGGCATGTCGCTTACATGCGTGACGCTTTCCTGGAACGTGCCCGCATCACCGGCGTCTCATTTCAAGACGTTAATCTCCACGACTTAACTTGGTTTGCTAAACAAAACGTCAGGACCATCGAAGACGTTTGTCGTGCTATTCTTGATGAGAACGTCGTCCTCAGTGATGACGAATTTTTGGAAGTGATCATGGCCAAGTACGACATTGGGCTCTATGACATGGATGAGCTTCGTGACCGCCTTATCCTGGACACTACTGTTGAGGTGTTCAGTGACGAGCGGTATTATGCTTTTGCTCATGAAGTTGGTTGATCTTATGGTTTATTCTACCCCGGTATGGCTTGGTCCCCCTTAAGGACCCGGCGTGGGAGATGCTGGCGCCCACCACCTCGCT